TAACGATTAGCGTTTTAGGTCATAAGGCACATTTAATTGGATTGCTGTCTGAAGTAATCGTAAAGGATGTTTATACTGGTAAAGAAGAAACCTATAAATTAGTAAAGGATAACGATGGCAAATAGTCATTACATACTGACAACGGATGTAACCAATTGGGCCGCAGGCGCAACGGCTGTCGCAAAGCAGGAAGTCGTTGACCGCACAGAACAGTTAATTGAGCAATACTGCGGTAGGATATTTTATGAAAAACGTTTCGACATATACCGCGATGGGAACAGAAAAAATCGTATGGTGTTGAATCTGCCAGGAGATATTCTGTCGGTAACCTCGGTAAAGATTTATGGAAACGCATTGGATTCGTCTTGGTTTACCAACGACAAATACTCAGTGCATATTGACGTTGAGGGTGCTGGTGTGGGTTCTGCGGGGGCTCATTGGTTATTAAAACAATCGTATGACGAAACATTATTTCCGCGAGGCGTTGGCAATATAAATATCGAGGGAACATACGGAACGCCGTGGATGTTAAACGCCGACAGTATGAGCAGTACACGTTTTCAAGTTAAAGAGACAATAACCGGCGGAACAACCGCCGCAACGGCCGAGATAGTCGATGTTGCAGATACATATTTTTTGGTTGCCAATCGGAGCGTGACAGACTTTGAGGACAATGAGTTAATTACAGGCGGAACAAGTGGGGCAACGGCGGCAGTGAATGACTCTAACGGCTCAATATGCGGTGTACCGCTCGCAATTAAGCAGGCAGCTATAATTCTATGCAGTTACGCTAATGACGAGACCTTGTACACACCTCAGAAGTTTAAAAGCGAAAAAATAGGTACATACTCATATACTATTGCAGATAGCGCTCCGGCGACAACAACTGGAGTCGTTGAGGCCGATATTCTATTGCGACCGTATATGAAACGCCGACCGTGGCTGGGGGCGTAATGAAACTAAATAAAAAAGTGAACGTATATTCCGTTGCAAATACAGCTGACAGTATGGGAACGTGGGCAGAGTCAACAACTATCAGACATACGAGTTTACCGTGTTATATTTCCTGGGTATCTGCTACGGAAAAAGCGAAGTTCGGAAAAGAGACATACGAGTTAGACGCGAGAATGTATTGCCGCGTTGTAACGATTCTTGAAACGGATAAGGTTTTATACGATAGTAATTACTACCATGTTATAAGTCCGGTCAATATCGACGAGCTGGGACATCACATGGAAGTCGGATTGAAAAGGTGGGCGACATCATGATATTTCGATGGTATGGTGATAAGGTAACGGCAACACTGCGAGCATATTATTTAGAGCGATTAAAGATTGTTGCCAAAATGCTTGTTGGCAGAATAAAGGAAAAAATTAGTCATGCCGGTACTGGTAGAAAATGGCCCGGAGCACGCCGGGCGTCTTCGAAGCCGGGTGAGCCGCCTGCACGTCAAACTGGCGACTTGATGAAAAGCATTACGCATGAAATCGACGCTATAAACTTACGTGCTGTTGTCGGTACAAACCTTCAATACGCAAGAAAGCTGGAGCTGGGCGATGACAGAATAGAGCCAAGGCCGTATTTACGCAGTACGCTTACTGAAAACGAGCCGCTTATAAAGGATATTATTTTACAAAGGGTGCCATAATGGATGCTGTAATTAAAGGATTAGTAAGAAAATACCGAGCCGATTCGGCGATTGTTGCCGCAACTACTGGATTGTTTTTAGGCGTGGCGCCGCAAGGAACGGCAACTCCTTTTATAACGCTTAATGTCATTGGTGGATACCCCTGGGATACATTCGATAAAGAGAATGAATTATACGAGATACAATTTTCAATTTTCGATAAAGACACTTCGGCGAATACGCTGTACAGTGTCTATGATAAACTAAAAACATGTTTCGATTGGACGGCGATTACGATTAGTGGTTATGTGAGTCTTTATTTCAAACGAATAGCTCAACCTATTTTAGAACTTTTGGAAGACAACGTAAAACAGTTAATCGTAACATATCGCGGCGAGATTGAAGCGGAGTAAATCGTCTTGTGTGCATAAACAAAGACGGCAAACAGGAGATACATAGTGGCTAAACAAGTTGGAAAATATGGGGCGGTGAAAACTAATGGTAAAACCGCAGTTATAAATGTGATTCGCTGGAGTCTTGATTGGGCAGTCGACCCGTTGGAAACAACCGGTTTTACAGAGGCTGGAAATCGAGTATATTCAGCAGGGCTCAAAGGCTGGGAAGGCAGCTTTGAGGGCATACATAACAGCACGGCACCGGTACCCGGTGTTGGTTCAACGGTTGCGTCGATGCTGTTGTATGTTAGTTCGACCGAATACTATATTGGGTCGGCATTAATTACTGGCGTAAAGACCGGAACGCCGGCGGACGGCATGGTTACATTGGTATGGGATTTCAAGGGGCAGGGAGCGCTTGGCGTTGCTAATTTATAAGGAGGTAGATGATGGCTAAAGCAATAGGCAAAGTGGGGGCGTTCTATTTCCAAAGCGGCACTGCTGTCAATTCGTTCACCTCTGCTATTTCAACGCACTCGACAACGGGCGGCGGAAGTACAGCAGATTCAAATATCTGGGTTACGGGAATACAAAACAATTCAAACGGTGCTGCCGGAGCGACAATCGACGCCGACAGATATACGTGGGTTCCTCATGGCGAGTTTGCAATGCGAGACGCAGGGCAAAAGAACAGCGTTGTCCACGTGAGTTATTTAACCTATGAAATATCTAAGCGGTCAGGGTTTTTTAACTGGACGCTTGATTGGAACGCCGAGGCGCTTGAGGTTACAGATTTTGAAAGCGCCGGCAATAGAGAGTATCTGATAAATCTCAAGGGTTGGACTGCCACCGCAGAGGCGTATTTCGTATCAGATTCGATTATGCAAGACCATTTTAATTCAGCAGTACCTTTCTTGGCGAAGTTCTACACAAACGAATCCGGAGCTGACAGATATGAAGGCTGGTGTTTAGTGAATGGATTGAAGGCAGACCATGCGGTTGATAAAGTTATGACACAGCCGCTGGAGTTTACTGGAATTACCCAGTTAGATATGCGAGTTACTTAATTTTAATGGAGGCTAAAATGGCCGAGGACATTTCCAGAGTTTTAGGAAATCCGTTAGAGATAATCTTGCAGGGCGAGACATACAAGCTCTCGCCTTTGCAGGTTTCGGATTTAGCAGCAGCAGAGGCACACATGAAGGACCAGGAACTTCAAGCATTTCTTGCACACGCGGGCGATGTTTCGGAGTCGGTACAAACGCACGTGATTTTAGACATAATTCAAAAGCCACAGGGGATGAATAGAGTATTCGATGCTATCGGTTCTATGGCTGGGATTCAATTTTTGCTGTGGACATCGCTTTGCAAAAACCATCCAGAATTGACAAGGGACAAGGTGGGTTCTATGGTTACGTTTGAGAATATCAAACGCATTAGAACGATTTTGCTTGAACTTGACGAAAACGCAGAAGCCGATGAAGAAGGTACAGACGAAGCAAAAAAAGCAATGGCGGGGTAGACTGGGAGCAGTGCTTTACCCTGCTGTCTCAACACTATGGTTTTACGCCAAAACAAATTGGCGAACTAACAATGCCGCAGATAGGAATCTATCTACGGGGTACGATACCTCCGACACAAGAGAACAATTCAAGGGCATCACTTGCTGAGAGCAAGGAGTTTGCAAGGAAGCGCGGGTTGATAGTGCCGGACGATGAGGATGATAAATGAAATTAGCCGAAGCAATAATCGAGGTCGGAATAAATGATACGCGTTTCCGCGCTCAGATGGCAGGTGTTCGAGCATCTACAATGACTGCCATTCGGGGCGTTCAGACACAAATAAAAGGTGCTGGCGCTGCCGTTGGAGTATGGGCAAAACAGCATAGAATGTTTTTAATGGCAGTTGGCGCCGGTTTTGTTTTGGCAACAAAAGCAGCCATCGATTTTGAACAACAAATGGCCTTCGTGTCTACGATGCTTGATAGCAAAGCAATGCCGATAATGGACCAGTACAGTACTAAGTTAAAAGAACTTTCGGCCGAGTTTGGCGAGAGTACTAAAACACTTAGCGGAGGCTTGTACGATATTTTATCTGCAACAATAGCGCCGACAGAAGCTATAGCAGTATTGGCGGTTACGACAAAGGCGGCCGTTGCCGGCATGACAGATAC